TGGGTTGAGGCGTTCGGCGGTGAGCATCAGGTGCGGTGGACGGCCAAGGATCATTGGGGAGGTCGGTACTGATGAGCCATCAATTCAAGCCGGGAGATCTGGCGCTAATCGTGGGTGCGCGCCGACTTACAGCCAATATCGGAAAAACATGTGAGCTCATTGAGTTATTGGCGCCGAATCGGGTGAGCGCGTGGCGAGACCCGGCAGATAACCGCCCTGTAAGCAATGCGTCTGGCCGCGAGGTTTGGCTCGTTGTTGGCGAAGGCCTGATATCCAGCATTCAAGATACCTATGGCGCATGCCTTGTGCTGCCAGCGCACCTAATACCGCTGCGTGGGGACTTCGCGCCAGAGCTGCAGAAAGCCCAGGAGTCCGAGCAATGCGCGTAGCCATCAAAGAGCGCCGCAAGAAGACCTGCGCCAACCCGGTATGCGCAATCCAGTTCATACCGGTCCAGCTCGGGCAGAAGGTTTGTGGCTGGGCGTGCGGCCTGGCCATTGCACCGGCGAACCAGGATCGGGCACGCAAGGCTATCGAGCAGCGCGAGCGCCGCGAGATCAAGGTTCGGAAGGAGAAGCTGAAGAGCAGGGCGGACCACCTCAAGGAGACGCAAACCGTATTCAACGAGTGGATCCGCCTCCGTGATGCAGGCCTGCCCTGTGTGAGCTGTGGCCGTCACCACGAAGGCCAATACCACGCCGGGCATTACCGCACGGTTGCTGCCAGCCCCGAGCTGCGCTTCGAGCCTCTGAACGTCCACAAACAATGCGCGCCCTGCAACAACCACAAGTCCGGCGACATCGTGAACTACCGGATCAACCTGGTGCATCGCATCGGCGCCGAGAAGGTGGATTGGATCGAAGGGCCTCATAAGCCCCAGCGCTACACCATCGAGCAGTTGAAAGAGATCAAGGCGCACTACCGGGCGCTGATACGAGAATTGAAGGGGAGAGCGGCATGACCTATCGAAACGTAGTGGCTGCAGTAGTCCGCGCCCTGGCGGCCGAAACCATCACCAGCGCCGGCGGGTGTGACTTCGAGCCCAAGGTGCAGGCCGCCAAGCAGAAGGGCGAGATTGTGGGCAAAGAGGCCGCATTCCTGCAGGACTGCTGGGTTTTTGGGCGGCTGCACAAAGGGCTGACTCCGGCGCATTGGCGAGCATTGGTGGCGAAATTCTCCACGCATGACGAGCGCAAGCACGCGGCCATTTTAGAGCTGATCAAGACTGTCCGGTCGCCAGCGCCGCAGCGTTTCCGGGAATGCGCAGTTCTCACCTGGGCCATTCCGCAGGTGGGCGGAAGGCATGACGTGAAGCCCGTGGAGGTTGTAAGCCGCGAGGCTGAATCAATAGCCAAGAACAAAGCGCTCATCAGCTCGGACAAGGCAAAAGGTTTGGAGGGTAAGAACGACGCGGTTGATCGCAAGCAAACCCTAAAGCGTTCCACAGCTGTCCTTCCCGCGGCTTGGTACGACATCACCAACTGGGACAATGACGGCAAGCCCGAGTCAACTCGGTACCGGTGGCGATCTGGCATTCGAAAGAGACTTGAGGATCAAGTCAACGAGGCGCTGATGGCTGCCCAAGAACTGCTGGATTCGGAAGGTCTTATCGAAATCTGCGTTGCATAGCGAAAAGCCATTGCAAAAAGTGAGAAAGTGAGATAGCATTTATCCATTGTATCGATCTTGCGCATTTTTGAATCGATAAACGTTTCGAGGAGTGTCGGGTTCGAGACCCGCGGCTATACCAGCTACCCAGATGGCAGTTCTATTGGTTTTAACGGTCCTGATGACGTGTATACCTGCTTCACAAGAACTGCTGTTCGTAATTCACAATCAATTACCTGGGGGTAGCAACATGATGATAGATATATTCAAACTACTAGCTTCACCTGTAGCAATGACAATCTCTGCCATCTGGTGTAGCTGTTTGGCGGCAGGTCGCCTACCTCGCTTCACATGAGGCTCAGCCTCCACTAAAAGCCCCGCTATTAGCGGGGTTTTTTCGTTTCTGGGTGGTGGGGAAACGGCCTATCTCGCCAGGCTCATAACCTGGAGATCGCACGATCGAATCGTGCCCTCTCAACCAACTTCATTGGCACGCGTCCATGCGTGCTTTTGCATCAAGCGGACTCAACCGAGACGGTAAGGCGCTTCCCCAAGGCCGCAAGAGCCACCTCGACCTGCTCGATTTTAGAGCTGTGTTCGAAGTCCATCAGGCGATCAACCTTTGTCTGAGCGGCGTTCAACAGCCTGCAGAGATCAGCCTTGCGCATACCTCGATCGCGCATGGCGTTCCATAGCGCGACCTTCGCTTCGACCAATGCGGGCTGATGGATGACGTACTGGCCATCTTTGGGCGGTGTAGCCTCGGGGATATGGCGCAGCTGATCCACATAGATCGACAACGCCAACTGGAGCCCCTCAGCAGCATGGCGCAACAGCTCCTCGAGCGTATCGCCCGCGCTGTGCGCCTCTGGAATGTCGTCACAAGAAGACCAGAACGACCCGGCCTCTTGCCATACGTTGATTGCGTAGCTGTACATGCGTTACCCCTTGTGGAGCTGATGAATTCGAGTTCATAGGGTAGAGCCTCAATCCTTGAGGCCCAGTTGTTTGATGATTGCCTTTCTCGTCCCTTCTGCCATCTCCTTGGCTCCGTGATGAGGAAGGATGCTTTGATTGCCTTTGTAGTAGAGCTTGAAGTGGCTACCTGCACCTGACTTCGCGATCTCAACCCCTCGGGCCTTCAACCACCGCTTGAACTCGTTACATTTCATCAACTCTCCTCTGTTTGGTTGATGAGTCCATTATATACCATATATGTGTTGTTGCAACACATATATGATGTAAATTCGAATTTATTTGGTTCGCCCAAACCAACCCCTGCGGAGCATGACGATGGACCCAACCGATCTCGGCCCAGGCACAGTTACCTGGCTGGGCGGCACGGGCACCGTATTGCTGGGCGGATTCCTGTGGTTGCGCAAGTTCCTGTCCAAGGACGCAGCCGACAGGGCCATGGACAACGCGGACATCGGCACCGTCCGCCGCCTGAATGAACTGCTCGATTCTGAGCGTGCGGCCCGTAAGGAGTCCGACGCTCGCGCCGATCAGTTCGCCAAGGAACGTAACGAACTCGCTGCCGCAGTTGGCCGTATGGAAGGGAAGATTGAAGCCCTCACTGGCCAGGTCGCTCAACTTACAGACAAGGTAACCAGTTCGAGCGCCGAGATTGCGCGACTGCGTGCCCAGCTCGGAGGCGCAGCATGATGGACAGATGTGCAATGGAATTCATCGCCCGGCGCTGGTGGAGGCGCGTAGAGGTGTGGATGATTGCGGTGCTGTTGGTTGCCGGGGGCTCGGTCCTCGGCTTCCAGGCTGCACAGTGGTCGCTTGCAAGCTCCTACGTGGCCCAAGTCGCTCAGGTTCGCCATGCGTATGACGAAGCACTGAAGCAGCGTGATCTTCGCCTGACTAAGTTGGCCAACAGCGCCACCGAGGCGGCCGTGAAGGTTGAGCAGGCCGCCAGCAGCGCTACCCAAGCAGCGGACACCGCCAGCAAGGCCGTCGACAAGGCGAACGAAGCGGTAGACCGGGTCAATCAGTAGCGCGCCACCATTCCACAAAGCCATTTCGTACATGCGCAACATGAATCATCGATGTGACGGGATGCCAAGTACCATCGTGGCACCCGCGGATCTTTCGGCCAGTCGACTCGCATTCGTGCCTTGTGTACTGATATTCAGATTCACGATTTTTGTGGGTTGTGGAACCAATTTCCGTAAATATGACTTAGTATGGACTGGATTTTTGAGCCCGGAATTATCAATCGCACGGTCTCAGAGGCATCTGGTATGTATCCGTCTTGGCCAGTAATAGCAGCAAATTCCCTCGCCTTGCCTTCTGGCAAGCTCATTAGCCCTGCCTTGTCAGGTGCGTAACCTTGTCCCAATAAATACTTGACGATTTTATCCCGATACTCCCGTGCTCGCAGCAGCTCTTCCTTACTGGCGCGCTGAGGCTTAGCCAAGACGATACTCGCAGCGAAAAAATGAGCACAATAGTTAGTCAGCTCGTCTGAAATTACAGTTTGTTTTGGCGAATCCATGAGCGTCCCCATAAAGAGTATGTGTCGATCTTCGTAGCGTGGAATGTACTGTAATTTTCAAGAGTAAAGGGTGCCTTATGACAGCTAATCGACTCGACTGGGGCGGGCATGAATAGGCCAATGCCCCCAGCGAGTCTGCTTGCGCTGTCTGACCTGTCCATGCTCGGCATCAGGCTCGCGCCGGCCCCTGAGGTCCTTGATTGGCTGCAGGCCGAGATCTTGTCTGACACCGGCAAGATTCACAACCCAGACCATACACACCTGATCGACGCCCCTCTGCGCATCATGTGGGCATCATCGTGTTTCGAAAAGCAGGGTAGGACGGTGCTCGGTCAGGCTGAGCAAGTCGCGTTCCGTGCGGGCGGCTGGCAGAAAGCCCGGATGGAGCAGCAGATGCTCGATTGGTTCGGCGAGGTGCCGGCCTTCATCATCACCTTGGCCGCCGATTACTGCGCCCAATGCAGCGACACCGAGTTCTGTGCGCTGGTAGAGCATGAGCTGTACCACATAGCGCAGAAGCTCGATCAGTACGGTGCACCCAAGTTCACCCAGGACGGATTGCCCAGCCTGACCCTGCGTGGTCATGACGTGGAAGAGTTCGTCGGTGTGGTCCGCCGGTATGGCGCGAGTCCCGAGGTGCAAGAGATGGTCGACGCTGCAAACAAGCCTGCCGAGGTGGGCAAACTCAACATTTCGAGGGCCTGCGGAACCTGCCTGCTCAAGTCGGCCTGAATTCTGACGGGTCCTGACGGATGACATACACATGGCAGTACTACGAAGCGAGGTCAAAGCCTTCATTGTTCAGGCTCTGGCCTGCTTCGATACACCTTCCCAGGTGGTGGAGGCTGTCAAAAAAGAATTCGGTATAGACGTCAGTCGCCAGACCTGTGAAGGGCATGATCCCACCAAGTACGCGGGCCGTGGGCTGGCAAAGCGGTGGGCGGACCTTTTCCATGCCTGCCGAGAGCGATTTACCGCTGAGACAGCGGACATCCCGATCGCTCATCGAGCCTACCGGCTTCGCGCACTGGGACGGATGGCCGAGAGAGCCGAGAGCATGAAGAACATGGCCCTCACTGCCCAGCTACTGGAGCAGGCGGCCAAGGAGGTCGGCGATATCTACGTCAACCGCCAGACCAAAAACGAGAATCCTCACGACAACGTAGCGCCCACGCGGGTGCAGGTCGACGTGGTGGACGCGAGGAAGCCTGATGCCGACGCTTAACGTCCCACAGGCGAAGTTCCTTCAGATGCAGCACAAGTTCCGTGGCTTCGTGGCCGGATTCGGTTCTGGAAAGACCTGGGTCGGTTGCGCTGGCATCTGCAAGCATGTGTGGGAATGGCCGCGTATCAACTCAGGCTACTTCGCTCCGACCTATCCGCAGATCCGCGACATCTTCTTCCCGACCATCGAGGAGGTGGCTTTCGACTGGGGTCTGAAGGTTAAGACCAAGGAGAGCGACAAAGAGGTGGAGTTCTACAGCGGCGGCCAGTACCGCAGCACGACCATATGCCGGTCTATGGAGAAGCCTCAGACAATCGTCGGTTTTAAGATCGGCCATGCACTGGTTGACGAGCTCGATGTTCTGCCCGCGCCCAAGGCACAGCATGCTTGGCGCAAGATCATTGCACGCATGCGCTACAACGTGGACGGGCTCAAGAACGGCGTAGACGTGACCACCACGCCTGAGGGTTTCAAGTTCGTCTATCAGCAGTTCGTCAAGCAACTGCGCGAGAAGCCAGCGCTCAATGGGATGTATGGCCTGGTTCAGGCAAGCACGTTCGACAACGAGCTGAACCTACCGCCCGACTACATCCCGTCGCTGATGGATTCCTATCCCGAGCAGTTGATCATGGCCTATCTGAACGGCCAGTTCGTCAACCTGACCTCCGGGACGATCTACACCGCCTATGACCGCAAGCTGAACGGCAGCCAGGAAACGATCCAGCCTGCTGAGCCACTTTTCATCGGTATGGACTTCAACGTCGGCAAGATGTCGGCGGTGGTGCACGTTAAGCGCTTGGGCCTGCCCCACGCGGTGGACGAGATCATCAATGCCTACGACACACCGGACATGATCAAACAGATCAAAGACCGCTACTGGCTTTACGACGGCAACGATTACCGGAATACGCGACAGATTCGCGTCTACCCGGACGCCTCCGGTGATTCTCGCAAATCTGTCCGGGCGAGTGAGACAGATATCTCACTGCTCAAGCAGGCCGGATTTATGGTTTCGGCGCCTGCCAGCAACCCGCCGGTTAAGGACCGTATCAACTCGATGAATGCCATGCTCTGCAACGCGGCAGGCCAGCGCCGGTACCGGGTCAACGCAGACAAGTGCCCAACTTACGCAGACGACCTCGAACAGCAGATCTGGACCGAGCAAGGCGAGCCCGACAAGAAGCAGGGCAACGACCACCGGCCAGACGCCGGCGGCTACTTCATTCACAAAGAGTACCCAATCAACAAGTACTCCCTCTCAGGTGTTTCCTAATGGGCGTCGTCCGATACTTCAGCGACAAGCTGGTCAACCTGGTGGCCAACCTGGGTACCGAACGCGACAAGGCCGCCAGTTCGATCTACGCGCCCACCATGCTGAGCGAGCAGGAGCTGAGCAACGCCTACCGCGGGGCTTGGCTACCACGCAAGATCATCGACATTCCGCCGCTGGACGCTACACGCCGCTGGCGGGGCTGGCAGGCCAGCAAGGCGCAGATCCAGATGATCGAGGCCGAGGAGAAACGGCTAGACGTTCGGCGCAAGGCGAAGCAGGCAATGACGCGGGCGCGGCTGTTCGGCGGCGCGGCCATCTACATCGGAACCCGCGACCGTGACACCTCGCTGCCGCTCGACGCCGAAAAGATCGGGCAGGGCGGCATCAAGTACCTGACCGTGCTGAGCAAGCGCAAGCTGGCCCCTGGCGACATCGAACAAGACCCTCAGTCGGACCTGTTCGGCCGGCCCATGTGGTACACGCTGACCGGCAGCCAGATCAGGGTGCATCCGTCGCGCCTGATCATCTTCATCGGTGCGGAGCTGCCAGACCCTGAGCTGGACGTGAGCGTCGAGTATGGCTGGGGCGACTCGGTCCTCCAGTCCATCCTCGACACGATCAAGCAGTCGGACAGCACGATGGGCAACGTCGCCAGCCTGGTCTTCGAGGCCAAGGTCGACGTGATCAAGATTCCTGACTTCATGAGTCAGCTCCAGGACAAGGAGTTCGAGAAGCGCGTGCTGGAGCGCCTCCGTCTGGCGGCCATGGCCAAGGGTATCAACGGCCAAATACTGCTGGACGCTGCAGAGGAATACGACAGCAAGTCGGCCAGCTTCGGTAGCTTGCCCGATGTAATGGATCGCTTCCTACAGGCCGTTGCTGGTGCTGCAGACATCCCTCTGACCCGTTTGGCCGGTCAGTCCCCGGCTGGCATGAGCAGCACGGGAGAGTCCGACCTGCGCAACTACTACGACCGCATTCAGGCCATGCAGGAACTGGACATGCGGCCTGCGTTGTCCACGTTCGACGAGTGCCTGATCCGTTCAGCACTCGGCAAGCGCGACCCGAAGGTGCACTACACTTGGCTCCCCCTCTGGCAGCCGACAGCGGCCGAGAAATCCGAGAACGGCAAGCGCCTGGCCGACACGATCAAAACCCTGAGCGATTCGAAGCTATTCCCCGAAGAGGCGCTGAGCGCTGCTGCCACAACCGTGCTGGTTGAGGAAAGCGTGCTGCCGGGCCTAGAAGCTGCCATCGCCAAGTATGGCGCTGAGCTTCCTGACGAGGGTCAAGAAGATGATCGGGACGAAGAACATTCCGCCCAGCCTGAGCAGAAACGCGACCTGAACTGAGGCAAACCATGCACATCACCGACAAAGTCAGCCTGGGTGACACCAAGCTGAGCGATTCCGGCTACCTGGAGGCCTTTGCCCTGACTGCGCGCACCGGTGTGCAGCAGTACCTGGGGCGAGAGGTAGGCCGGCCAGATCTTGATGTAGTGAGCGTGTACCGCGACGAGGCGGAGGTTTTCGCCAAAGGGTCGCTGAGCACGTTCTCCAAGATCCCAATTACCAACGATCACCCCGCGCATCCCGTGACCGCCGCCAACTGGAAACAGGTTGCAGTCGGCACTACAGGCGATGACGTCCTTCGTGACGGCGAGTACCTGAAGATCGGCTTGAAGATCACCGACGGCGCTGCCGTGACGGCAGTGCAGGCCGGCAAGCGTGAGCTGAGCGTCGGCTACAGCTGCGAACTGGTCTGGGAAGACGGCATCGCCGGTGACGGTACGCCCTACCAGGCAAAGCAGACCAACATCATCGCCGACCACATTGCCATCGTTCAGCGAGGGCGTGCCGGCAGCCGGGCGAGCATCGGCGACTCCTGGCCACAACACACCCCAACCCCCGAGGAAAAACCCATGACCCTGAAGACGGTTACCGTCGACGGCATCCCGGTTGAAGTAACCGACCAGGGCGCCATTGTCATCGCCACCCTGCAACAGCGCCTGGCTGACGCCGCTGGCAAGCTAACTGCTGCCGACACGGCTCACGCTACCGCAATCGCAACCAAGGACGCTGAGCTGGCCCGTAAGGACGCCGAGCTGGACGACCTCAAGGCCAAGCAAGTGACCGATGCTCAGCTCGATGAGCGAGTGAAGGCCCGCGGCGACCTGATCGCCAAGGCGCGCTCGATCGCCGACGGCGACTACACCGGCAAGAGCGATGCCGAGATCCGCAAGGCTGTCGTTGTTGCAAAGCTGGGTGACGCCGCCATCGCCGGTAAGGCCGAGGCCTACGTCGATGCGCGCTTCGACATCTTGGCCGACGAGGCCGCTAAGGATCCTGTGCGCCAGCACCTGATCAACCAGGACGGTCGGCCGCAGAACACCCATGACAACGGCCAGGCTGCCTATGAGCAGCGTCAGGCCAATGCGTGGAAATCCAAAGATCAACAGGGGGCCTGATCCATGCCAGCCATCCAAACCAATTACGCTGCCAACATCCCAGGCAAGAAGGCCGGTCACGTCCCCGAGATGGAACAGGCCGACCTGATCTCGCGCACCGTCGAGAACACCGACGGCATTGCCTTCGGTACCGCCGTTGCCCAGGGCGCCAGCGACAAAGGATGCATCCCGTTCGCCGGTACCGGCTTCGTGGGCGTGGCCACTCGTGACCGCTCCGTGCTGGTGGGCGAGAAATTCAGCCGCTACGAGTCGGCACGCATCCTGCGCAAGGGGCCGATCACCGTAGTTGCCTCGGTCGCTGTCGTGGCCGGTGATTCGGTGGCCCTGACCGCCGCCGGTGCGTTCACCAACGTGACCGCCGGCAACACCGTCATCCCCAACTCGCGCTTCGAGACTTCCGCTGCTGCGGGCGCTCTGGCCGATATCTTCATCAAGTAAGGAGCGTCAAGCATGTCGCAAATCAAACTGCTCGATGCCCAGGCTGCGCTTGGCTTCGTGCTCAGTCAGACCACGCACATCGAGCGCCAGGTCAACCAGACCGTATATCCGGACATCCAGTACCAGGACCTTGTCCCGGTCGACAACTCGGCGCCAGAGTGGGTGAAGACCGTCACCTACTTCTCCAGCGACAAGTTCGGCAAGGCCGACTGGATCAACGGCAACTCTGACGACATCCCTCGCGCCGGCTCGGAGCGATCCAAGCTGGAAACCAGCGTGTACACCGCGGGTATCGGTTACGGCTTCGGCCTGGAAGAAATCAGCCAGGCGCAGATGTTGGGGCTGCCGCTTCAAGCTGAAGACGCTGCCGCCGCTCGCCGCGCCTACGAGGAGATGGTCGACAACGTCGCGCTCCGTGGCGACGCTCGCAAAGGCTTCCAAGGTCTTATCGCCAACAGCAACGTTGCCGCCATCGTTGTGCCTACCGGCAACTGGGCGACCGCATCCCCTGGCCAAATGATCGCCGACATCAATGCGGTGCTGATGCCGACTTACTCGTCGACCCAGTACACGTCGATTGCCGACACCCTGCTGCTGCCCTTCGAGAAGCTGCAACAGCTCGCTCAGACTGTCATGCCGAACAGCACCATGACCGTGCTGCAGTTCGTCCAGCAGTCGAACATCTACACGCAGACCACCGGCCGCTCGCTCACCATTCGCGGCATCTACGGACTGCTGACCGCTGGCGCTGGCGGCACCGCGCGCATGGTGGGCTACCGTCGCGACCCATCGGTGCTGAAAATGCACATCCCCATGCCGCATCGTTTCCTGCCTGCCTTCCAGGCCGGTCCGCTGCGCTGGGAAGTGCCGGGCATCTTCCGCCTGGGCGGCCTGGACATTCGCCAACCGAACCTCGTCAAGTACGGGGATGGGATCTGATCATGGCCAAAGTCATCAACAACACGCGCAATTCGCTTCACCTGCCCGATGGCTCGGTGCTGCCTATGGGGGAGGAAGTCGACATTGCAGGCTGGGGCAAGGTCAAGGGCCATCATGTCCTGTCTACTCTGGTTGAGCAGGGCCTCCTGGTAGTGACCGGCGAAGGCGGCGGCAGCGGCCCCGAACAGGACAAGGAAACGCTGTTCGCCAAGCTCAAGGCGCTGGGTATCGAGGCTGGTAAGAACTCCAGCATCAAGACCCTGCAAGAGCGCCTGGCCGAGGCTGAGGCGAAAGCCAAGACCGATGCCATCGCCAAGCTCAAAGAAAAGGGCATCGAGGTCGGCGAAGACGTCACCCTGGAAGAGCTGCAGGCCGAGCTGGCCAAGCAGCAGTAACAACTCGGGCGTTCCGGTCTATCCGGCGCCCACCTATTCGAGACATCCCGATGCCAGACTTCTACGGAACCGTCGCAGCCGCCGACGCCTATCACGCTGCGCGAGCCAATACCGCGTGGACTGGCAATGAAGTGGCGAAGCAGGCCGCGCTGATCCGGGCATCGGCTTACATCGACGGGCGATACCGCAAGCTGATGCCATCGGGCGTTTGGGTATCCCTGTTCCCCGGGACGAAGACCGTTGGCAGGGCACAGGCCCGCGAATGGCCGCGCACTGGCGCCGTCGACTACGAAGGCAACCGGCTTTCCCCAATCGAGGTGCCGGTTGAGGTCGAACAGGCAACCTACGAGGCCGCGATTCGAGAGCTGGTGAGCCCAGGCAGCCTGAGCCCCGACTATGTAGCGTCGCAGACGATCAAGCGTGAAAAGGTCGGCCCGCTGGAGACTGAGTACGTCACCGCAACCGGCGAGGGCGCTGCAGGATCCGTGCGGCCAGTGGTCAGCGTCATTGACGAGATCATCGCGCCGGTACTGGTAACCCGCTACATGCTTCCGGCAGTGGTGGTGGTATGACCGAGGCCGAGATTCTGGCCGCAATCGACTCGCTCAGCCCTGCGATGCAGATCGCCTATCTTGATCAGATCAAGTCGACCGTCGATGCGGCGGTGATCGCCGAGGTGCAGCGCAAGATCGAGCAAGGCGACGATGAGGGCCTTGTCGTCCTTCTTGGGCTGGGCTCGTTGACAGTCTTTCTGGAACTGATCAGGGCTGCCTACATCAAGGGCGGCAACAAGCCCAAAGAAAAGCCGCCTGGCGGCAAACCAGTGCAGTTCGATCAGCACCAGGCAGAAGCCCAGGAATGGCTATCGAACAATGCCGCCCGCGCTGCTGATCTGCTGCGAGAGGAAAGCGCCGAGGCTGTTCGGGCTACCTCTGCTGCAGGTCGTACGGTGGGGCAGTCGGCCTATCAAACCGCCCTGGACATCGTCGGACGCACCAACCCGCAGACGGGCAAGCGCACAGGTGGTGTGATCGGCTTGCCAGCAGGTGACGCGCTGACCATCTTGAGAGCGCGGGACCAATTGCAGAGCGGCGACGCTGCTGTGATGCGGGATTACCTTCGCCGGGCTGACCGCGAAAGGCGCATGGACGGAATCGTTACCCGGGCTATCGAAGCCGGGAAGCCGGTTACCAAGGCTGATGCTCAACGCATTACCACAGCGTACGCCGACAAGAAGCTTCGCGCGCATGCCGAACTAGTGGCGCGCCGAAACGCGCATGAGGCGTACAACGCCGGGTTTCATCGTTTCTACGAGCAGCTCATGAGTCAGCCACGACGTCCGGTGCTGGTAGAGAAGCTGTGGCGCAACAAGGGTGACATCAAAGTTCGTCATGCCCACGTGCTATTGGGCGGGCAGCGAGTCACGCTCCCCCAGGCATTTCAGTCGCCCACCGGCGCACTGTTGATGTTCCCGGGGGATTCCTCCCGCGGCGCTGAGTGGGCTGACCTAGCCCGCTGTCGCTGCACCGTCAGCTACAGGGTGAAATGGTGATGTCCGATATCTACGACCGGGCCAAGGCCACGGCAATACGCATGCTGTCTCCACGCGGAAAGGGCGGCAAGGGACTGGCGATGATCCTGCGCAGGACGGCAGAGGGCGAATACGACCCCTCGACCGGATCGGCGGAGATTATCGTCAGCGAGTACCAGGGCTCGGCGTTTCGAGACGTATTCGAACTGAAAAGCATCGACGGCACGCTGATCCGCCGCGGTGACGTGAGGCTTTTGGTTTCGCCGGTGACGGTTGCCGGCGGCGACATGCCAGAACCAGCCGAGAATGATCAAGTCCTGTTCGATGGTGCAACGTACACCGTCATTGCCTGTGATCCATGGAACTATGCCGGCATGTCAGTCGGCTTTGAGGTTCAAGCGAGGCTCTGATGGCTAATAGCATGCGCTCCAAGTACGGCGGTTTGACCAGCAACTTTGCTGCCGCCATCGAGCAGTTCCAGATCGACGCCCTTGAGGCGATCGATCAAGGCATTCGCGATATCGTTGTGCAGGTCGGCGAGTCGATCATCAATCTGAGCCCGGTGGACACAGGGCGCTTCAAAAGTAACTGGATACTGACCCTTGGCGCGCCAGCTGCGCACAGCAACATCAGCACTGATAAAGACGGCGATGAGACCATCGCGAAACTGATCGCGGCAGTGAATAAAATGGAGCCTGGAGACGTGGCCTATATCGTCAACAACCTGGTATACGCCGTGCCGCTGGAGTATGGGCACAGCCAGAAGGCCCCGACTGGCATGGTCAGACGCACGCTGGCTGAGTTCCAGCGGATCGTCGAAGACGTTATCAGGGCGAATAAGGTATGAGCCACCGCACAATCCGGCAGATCTTCGAATCTCGCCTGGCGGCCTGGGCCAAGGCTCGATCCCCAGCGCTGCGAGTTGCCTACGAAGGCGTGACGTTCACCCCGACGAACAACGAAACCTATCTGCGGGCCTACACGCTGCCGGCCGGCACGAACACAAACACCCTGGCCGGTGACCACCGTGCGTACACCGGCGTGTTCCAGGTGAGCATCGTCACGCCATCGGGCAATGGCTCCGGCGCCGCCGAGGGCATCGCTGACGAGATAGCCGATCTGTTCCCGGTCTATCTGCGGCTCAAAAAAGCAGACTTCGAAGTGATCGTTCTGACTCCGGTCGAGCCAGGCCCCGGCGTTATTGATGGGGCGAACTACACCGTCGCGGCGAGCTTCCAGTACCGAGCCGATACCGAATAACCCGCCCATTGGGCAAACCCTGAGGCCCGCCCAGTGCGGGTTTCGTCATTTGTGAACGAGGACAAACTCCCATGGGCTACAAGATCCCGAACGGCGGCTACTTCCAGCACGCTGCAACCTACGATGCCGTACTGCCTTTTACCGCGCTGTCGAACGCTGCCGAAGCGGTGGCCACTGTTACCGGTGCGTCCCTGGCTGTGGGCGACATCGTTCTGCTCACCTCCGGCTGGAGCAAGCTGGACAACAAAGTCGTGCGCGTGAAGGCCGCGACCGCGACCGCGATCACGCTGGAAGGTATCGACACCACTGACGTCCTGCTTTTTCCCGCAGGTGGTGGTGTGGGCACCATGAAGAAGGTCCTGACCTGGGTCCAGATTCCGCAGATCACCGACCTGGCTTTCTCCGGCGGCGAGCAGAACTATCTGGACGTGGTCTTCTTGGAGGACGACCAGGGCAAGCAAATCCCAACCGACAAGACCGCCACCAGCATGACGCTGACCATCGCCGACGACCCTGTCAAACCGTTCAATGGCGTGCTGTTGAAGGCTGATGCGCGCAAGCAGGTCGAAGCCGCGCGTCTGGTGCTGCCTGGAAACGACCAACTGCTCTACGGCACATTCACCTCGTTCTCGAAGCAGCCAGCGGTATCGCGTAGCAACCTGCTGACGCGCACCGTAAGCCTGGCCCTGCAGTCCGAGCCCACCCGCTACCTGTCGTAAGGATCCAGCATGGCTAAGTTCAAGATTGCACAGAATCCTACCTTCAAGGCCGACGTGATGGTTCCGCGCGTCGGCGGTGAGCCTGTGAAAGTAGGCTTCGACTTCAAATACCTGGACCGCATCGCGCTGTCCGAGATGTTCGATGGCTGGAACAAGTCGCGGGACGAGTTGGCCAAGCGCGTTAAGGACGAGAGCCTGACCTGGAAGGATGCCACCGCTGCCGAGATTGAGCTGCAGGTCCAGCAGATCAAGGCCATCACGGTGGGGTGGGCATTCGACGATGAGTTCAGCGATGAGTCGATCGCTGCCTTGGTGCGTACCAGCATCGACGCGCCGGCGGCGGTGATCGAAGCCTATCAAGCCTCCTACCACGCATCTCGCTTGGGAAACTGACCGAGGTGGCGCAGGCGATGTACCAGCCTGCGGCACCACCTGATCAGTTGGCTTTGTTCGGACTTTCGGCCGTTGACCTGGATGATACGGTCGAAGTGATGCCTGACGTCTGGCCGGTCTTTTCGCTGTTTGAGGCGATGACGACTCAGTGGCGTGCAGGCATGGCCGGACCTACTGGTCTGGACTACAACGCCATACCCGTAACCGCCAGGATGCTCGGTATCAAGCAGCGCCAGGCGCGTGAATCGTTTCATGATCTTCGGGTGATGGAGGCCGAGGCGCTGCGGGTAATGCGGGAGAAGTGAGAGTCTTCCATATGTCCACCTTGCTGATAGAATCCGGCAAAACGGCCTCTTCGGCCTGACGCAATGGAAGGGATGACAGATGTTTGTAGTTAGGTTTCTGGTATTGGCGTTCTTGTCGGCATATTGCATCGCGATGGGTAGGATTCCCTCTTATGAGTTGAATGCCTTCGGAAAAATGATGGCCTTCCTTGGCATAGTCTTCGTGCCGTTGATGTACATGCTTCCAACGATAGAGGCGAGGCTAAAGCGCCACCCGAACATAGCCTCGATCGCTCTTGTAAACCTTTTCCTGGGATGGTCGCTTATAGGATGGGTGGTCGCTCTTGTCTGGGCTTTCAAGAAGCAAGAGCCTGTACCGGTAAAAAGTGCCCAAGCCTTTGAAGCCTCCCCGGCCGTCAGCACCAGCCGCAAAACGAAGACTTGTCCATACTGTGCCGAAGAGATTTTGGCTGCCGCAGTCAAGTGCAAACACTGTGGTAGCGAAGTACCGGCTGCCTGATAGATTCAGAACACAGACCCGCTCCGGCGGGTTTTTTTATGCCTGGAGAAAAGCATGACCTCGATTGCTGAGTTGGGCATTCGCGTCGATTCTGGCGACGCCGTAACAGCAGCCACGGATCTAGACAAGCTCACGGACGCCAGCAAAAAGACTGAGGAAAGCTCCAAGAAGGCAGGCGATGCTTGGGGTAGATCTCTATCCAAGATATCTACAAATACCCAGCAGACTGTACGCGAACTGCAACTGCTGAATAGCAAGCAGGAGGAGACGGCCCGCGTTTTGATCACCGTTGGGCAGTCGATCCAGCAATCTGCCGTGGCCTTTGCAAGCGCAGCTTCTGCTATGGCCGCTATGCGAGCACAGGCAGAACAGGCTAATGCGGCTCAAGCAGTCACGGCACAAACGGCCGACAAAACAGCCGCAGCAATCGTGAAGGAAGCAGGCGCGCTCGGGGAGGTCGCAACCAAAATTGCCCCCGCCGTAGACGCGCTAAATAAGATTGACCAGGCAAATCGCAAAATTATCGAAGGAGCCGCTAGAGCGCCTGCGCTTATTGATACTCCTGTTGTCAACGCTGGCGCCCAAGCGCTTGGGAAAACCAGAGTAGAGCTTGAAAAAACAGGCGCTACGCTAGAGAAAACCGGCATATCTGCTAAGCAAACTGCAGCAGCCCTGCGCGGCGTACCTGCCCAGTTCACTGATATCTTCGTTTCACTACAAGGTGGTCAGGCCCCACTGACGGTTCTGCTGCAACAGGGCGGACAGCTCAAGGACATGTTCGGCGGTATTGGTCCGGCGGCAAGAGCGCTAGGTGGTTACGTCGCCGGGCTGATTACGCCATTTACCGCTACAGCGGCGGCGGTCGCTGCGGTTGGCGTGGCCTATTACAAGGGAGGCGAAGAGGCTCGGGAGTATCAGAAGGCTCTGATCCTAACCGGAAACGCCGCCGGATCGTCCGCAGACTCCCTTGCCGGGCTTGCTGCCCGGGTGAGTGCAACAGTTGGTACTACAGGAGCGGCAGCCGCAGTGCTTGCTCAGCTCGCTGGCTCGGGAAAGATTGCAGGCGAAAGCCTTGGATTGGTTGCTACGGCGGCGCTGCAGATGCGCGATGCTACAGGGCGCGCCGTAGAGGAAACAATCGCCGAGTTCATTAAGATCGCCAAGGATCCTGTCGAAGCTGCGAAGATTCTGGCCGAGCAATATGGTGCCGTGACCGCTGGGGTTTACGCTCAGATCACTGCATTGAAAGAGCAGGGCGATACGGTTGGAGCGGCGCGGCTCCTCACCGATAGCTATGCCGACACCATCAATAGTCGCACCAAGGAAATCACGCAAGACCTGAGTCTGATTGAGCGCGGATGGAAGGCAGTATGGGGGTGGACCAAGCAGGCCGGCGATGCGGCGCTTAGTTTTGGACGAAATGCGAGCCTATCAGAGCAGCTTGCATCGGCCGAGTCAGATTTGGCGAAAGCCGAAAAGATCATGCAGAACCCTATCGCTGCCATGGGAGCGTCGAACAAGCGAAGCTATGAAATCGCCAAAAGCACCGTCCAGGCGCTCAAGGATCAGATCCAGACTCAGGAGAATATCAATAGGGCTCAAGGCAATCAGGCTAAGCAGCAGCGTGACGCGGTCTTGGCCATGGAGCGCGTCGACGCTCTGACCAAGTCGTCCCTCAGCAACGAGCAGAAGCGTAACAAGGAGTTGGCCGACTACCAGAAGGACCTGGCCAAGATCCGCGCGGCGAACCCGAACGATGCCCGGCTCGCGCAGGATGTGATCGACAAAAACATCCAGAACATCAAGGACAAAAATAAGGACCCGGCCACGCCCAAGGGTACGCCGAACCTCACGGCCTTCAATGACCAAAAGAACGCCCTGACCGCACTGGTGGCGTCCTACGACAATGCCCAGAAAGAGATCGAGGCTCAGCAGCGCGCCGGCGTGATCAGCCAGGAAGCCTATTCCGCCCAGCGCGCTGTGCTGATCCGCGCGGAGAAAGACGAAGTCACCCAGGCCTACGAGGCGCAGATATCTGCCCTGGAAGCCACCCGCGACAAGACGTCGACCACCGCCGCCCAGCGCATCCAACTGGACCAGCGCATCGCCGACGCCCGGGCCAACATGGTCAAGGCGCAGCAGACCGCTGACAGCGAGCTTGCCGTGCTGGCTACGAACGAACAGGGCAGGCTGACCAAGCAGGCTCAGGCGGTCAAAACCTACACCGATGCACTTCAGCAGCAAGTCGAGACGCTGCGTAGCCAGGGTGCCCGTGACGCGGCCAGCCTTGGCATGGGCGACCGTGCCAGAGGGTTGACCAGTCAGCAGAACGCGATCGATGACCGCTTCAATCAGCAGCGTCTGGAGTTGGCGAACCAGTACGGTGACGGCTCGCGCGGCATGAGCCTGGACGAGTACAACCAGAAGCTAAGAGCGCTCCAAACAACCCAGCAGGACCTTCGCGCTACGGTCGTCAGCAACTATGACGCCATGACCGCCGCGCAGGGTGATTGGACGGCTGGCGCCAGTGCGGCCTGGCAGAACTATCAGGACAATGCCCTGAACGTCGCGGGTCAGATGAAGACGGCCTTCACCAGCTTGTTCGATGGCCTGACCGACTCCGTGGTGGATTGGGCGTTCGGCGCCGATGAAAGCTTCGGCGACGTGCTGGTCAGCTTCGGCAAGATGATCCTGAAAATGGAGCTTCAGGCTGCAGCGTCGAGTGTGTTCTCAGGTGCGTCAGGTGGTTCTGGCAGCCTTCTGGGCTCGATCGGAACCAGCCTCTTCAGCAGCGTTGCTGGCGGATCCGCCTCTCTTGGCGCGACGCAGGCGGGCTACTCATCGAACTATTTCCCTCAAGGTCGGGCCACCGGCGGTGACGTCGCGCCCAACACCTTGTACCAGGTCAACGAGAAGGGCCCAGAGCTGTACAGCCAGGGCGGTAAGTCGTTTCTCATGACCGGCGCAAGCGGTGGCAGCGTAACTCCGCTGACTTCTGGAGGGGCGGGCATGTCGGCATCTACCGGTGGCTCTCCAATTCAGGTCAGCATCGCCATCTCCGGCGATGGGGGTTCGCAGGTCAGTAGCAACACCGCCGGCATGGAACAGTTCGGCGCCGAGATCGGAAAGTTCGTCGAGTCGAAGTACAAGCAGCTCGAAGCCAAGTCCCTCGGTGCGCAGGGCAACATCCGCAAAGCCATCAACGGGAGGGCGTAATGGCAGACACATTCACTTGGCGCCCTGACAAGTCAGCGCCGGGCACGTTCGACCAGCGCGTGCGAACCGCTCAGTTCGGCAACGGCTACACCCAGCGGGCGGCGGACGGGATCAACAACGAAACCCAGTCGTGGAACCTGACCTTTACGGGCAAGAAAGCCCGGATCGCTGAGATTCTGGCGTTTCTACGGGCTCAGCAGGGCTACAAAGCGTTCATCTGGTCGACGCCCTTCGACGGCGCGCGGCACTTCACCTGCTCGAGCTTCACGCCGACTCACCTCGGCGGCAGCGCGTGGTCTCTGACCGCTACCTTTGAACAAACCTACCAGGTGACCTGATGGCCGAAAGCATTTTCGAGGACGTGCAGAAGCTGGAGCCCGGTCAGTACGTCGAGCTTTTCGTACTCGACCTGACCGCCATCGGTGGCGACGCCTACTACTTTCATGGCTACACCCGACTGGGTCCGATCACTTGGCAGGGCGTGGCGTACTCGCCATGGCCGATCAAGGTGGACGGCATGGGCATGACCGGGGAGGGGCAGCAGAGCAATCCGACGCTGGCCGTGGGCAACGTCACCGGCTTCATCACAGCGCTCTGCGCCACCTACCAGGACCTGGTCGACGGCAAGGTTGTACGGCACCGGACGCTGGGACGTTATCTGGACGCCGTGAACTTCGCCGGCGGCAACGTTGAGGCAGACCCCAACGAGCATTTCACCGACGACGTCTACACGATCGACCAGAAGCAGGGCGCCGACTCAAGCAATGCCACTTTCGTGCTCAAGTCGCCGCTGATCGCCACTGACCGGAAGCTTCCGGGTCGTCAGGTCGTCGCCAACTGCTGCCAGTGGTTGGTGATCGGCGGGTACCGCGGTCCGTACTGCGCCTACACCGGATCTGCCTACTTCACCGACAGAGACCAACCAACCAGCGACCCTGCGCGCGATATGTGCTCGGGTACGCTGCTTGGCTGCAAGCTGCGCTTCGGCGCGAACAACCAACTGCGCTATGGATCTTTCCCCAGCGCCGGCTACTGAGGTGCTGCATGAGGCTTTCCAAGGACACCATCAAGGCGTTCTACGACGACGCGCGCGATCGGGCACCGCAAGAGTCGTGTGGATTCATCGTGCGAAAGGGGCGAGCCCACCGGTATATCCCGGCTCCAAACAGCGCGGATAAGCCCGAGAACGATTTCAAGATCAGCGCCGAGGCATGGGCTGAGGCCGAGGATCAAGGCGAGATCATGGCGATCGTACACAGCCACCCAGACCAGTCGGCACGGCTGAGCCATGCGGACCGGGTTTCGATGGAAGGTACCGGTCTGCCTTGGCTGATCATTGAGGTCCGCGAGGGTGAGCCCGTGTCGCATCTGATCCATGAGCCCACCGGTTACCAAGCGCCGCTCGTTGGCCGGCCATTCGACTATGCCACCCAGAATTGCTACACGCTGGTGCGTGACTATTACCGGCGCGAGATGGGCATTGAGCTGGCCCAAGTCGACAGCGAGGACGGCTGGTGGAATGAAGGCCTGGATCTCTACGTCTCGAACTTCGAGAAAGTCGGCTTTTACCCGGTAGATGCCGCCGACCTGCGCCAGGGCGACATGATCGTCATGCAGGTGCGATCGCCCGTGGCAAACCATGCAGGCGTATACCTGGCCGACGGCGTGCTCAAGAGCGAGCCAGACCACCACCCTGTGCCCGGCGCGCTGCTTCACCACCTATACGGTCGAGACTCCGTCCGCACGCCGTTCGGCGGTCTGTGGGCTGAGAGCGCTCGCTTCTATATGCGTCACAAGGAATCCCCTCATGGCTGAAAGAATTCGCACCGTGCGCCTGTACGGCAAGCTCGGCGCGCGGTTTGGCCGCGTGCATCACCTGGCGGTGAACTCTGCCGCCGAGGCAGTGCGTGCGCTGGGCGTGCTGCACCAGGGGTTCAACCAGTTTCTCGCCGAGGCGAAGGACATAGGGCTGGCGTTCACGGTGTTCTACGGCAGGCGCAACCTGGGCAAAGACCAGCTCTGCGATCCGCCCAGCCACAACGACATACGCATCGCACCGGTGGTGCAGGGGAGCAAGAGTGGTGGAGGACTGCAGACCGTCCTCGGCATCGCGCTGATTGCTGTGGCCAGCTTCTTCTCTGGAGGTCTTGCGGCGGGCGGCGCCGCTTCCCTCTATGGCACCACGGCAACTGCAGCCTGGACCGCCGTCGGGGCCGTAGGCTTCTCGCTGGCGATTGGTGGTGTTGCGCAAATGATCACAGGCACCCAAGCCGGAATCGACAGCAGTGAAGCCGCTGACAACCGTCCAAGTTACAACTTCGCAGGCATCAAGAACACCGTCACCCAAGGTAACCCGGTCCCCCTGTGCTACGGGGAGATGACTGCGGGCTCCGCCATGCTTTCGCTGGGCATCGTCGCCGAAGACGAGCAATAGGACTTCCCATGAATGAACTGACCATCCGCGGCTCCAAAGGCGGCAGCGACAGCGCTCACACGCCTGTCGAAAGCCCGGACAGCCTGATCAACACCAGCTACGCGAACATCCTGGATGGGATCAGTGAGGGCCCGATCGTCGGCCTGGTGAATGGCGCGCAGTCGATCTACCTCGACCAAACGCCTTTGGCCGGCGCCGACGGCACCCTCAACTTTTCGGGCGTAACGTGGGAGCAGCGCTACGGCGAGCACGATCAGGACTACATCACCGGTTTCCCAGCGGTTGAGAGCGAGCATGCTATTGGCGTTGAGCTGACCAACAGCCAGCCATGGACCCGGAGCCTGAGCAATCTTCAGCTATCGGGCGTGCGTCTACGCCTGGGCGCTTCCAGCCTGTACCAACAGAACCGCGACGGAGACACCAACGGTTTCACCGTCAGCTATGTGATCGAGCTATCCACTGACGGCAGCAGCTATACGCCGGTCATCACGAGCGCATTCACCGGCAAGACCACCAGCGGCTACCAGCGCTCACATCGAATTGACCTGCCCCCAGCGGAAGAGGGCTGGAGCGTCCGTGTACGCCGCACTACGCCTGATTCAACTGATTCGAAGATTGGTGACACCACCACCATCGTCAGCTACACCGAGGTCATCGACGCCAAGCTGCAGTATCCCTACACCGCACTGGTCGGACTCAAGATCGACGCCAGCCAGTTCTCGAACATTCCGGAGCGCGCCTTTCGTATTCGCGGCCGCATCATCCAGGTGCCGAGCAACTACGATCCAGTCAACCGCAGTTATGGCGGCACATGGGACGGCACCTTCAAGCTGGCCTGGACCGATTGCCCGCCCTGGATCTACCGCGACATCATCCTCAATGACCGCTACGGTCTTGGTCGCTTCATCAGCAGCGAGAATGTCGACAAGTGGGAGCTGTACCAGATCGCGCAGTACTGCGATGCATTGGTAGACGACGGGAAGGGCGGCAAGGAACCGCGGTTCACCTGCAACCTGTATCTGCAATCGCGCGCCGATGCGCTGCAGGTGCTTCAGGACATGGCCAGTATTTTCCGGGGAATGGCCTACTACGCCGGTAGGCAGGTAGTTGCCTCGGCGGATATGCCGAGCGACCCGGTCTACACCTACACAAACTCGAACGTCATCGGGGGCAGCTTTACGCGAGTAGGGTCTGCCGGCTCGACCCGGTACAGCGTGGCAAAGGTCAGCTGGACCGATCGCGACAACTTCGGTGCCCAGCGTGTGGAGTACGTCCAAAATCAGCGCTCCATTGCCCGCTATGGCATCCGCGAAACTGAAATCACCGCGTTCGGTTGTGTCTCGCAAGGCCAAGCGCAACGCCTAGGCCACTACACCCTGCTGACCAACCAGGTCGAAACCGGGACTATTCAATTCAGTGTTGGCCTAGATGGCACCCTGGCGCGCCCTGGGCAGATTATCCGTGTGGCCGACCAGCACTATGCCGGCAAGCCCATTGGGGGCCGGGTGAAGGCTGCAACGGCCGAGAGTATTACCGTCGACGACGACCTGACTGTTGCCGCCGGCGATAAGCTCGTTGTGATTCAACCAAACGGTGTGGCCCAAACACGCATCATCCGGGCGGTAACCGGTCGCATTATTTCGGTGACCGAGAATTTCGATGCAGCACCTATCGCTGAGTCGGTTTACGCCATCGAGACCGCACAGGTGGTGCCTGAGACCTACCGCATCCTGAGCATTGCCGAAAACTTCGGCGACGACAAACTGCAGTACGACATCGTGGCCGTACAGCACAATGCGAGCAAATTTGCAGCGATCGACAGCGGCGCCCAGATCGTCAACCCACCAACCACCACACTGCCGGACGCGCTGCAGGCAATGCCCGGCAACGTTCAGCTATCGACCTATGACGCCGTCAAGCAGGGTCTGACGGTCGCCACCATGCGCGTGACTTGGGATCCTGCGAAAGGCGCCCAGAGCTACAGCGTGTGGTGGAAAAAGGATTCCGGCGACTGGATCTACGCCGGCATTACCTACACGGCGGCCATTGAGATATCCGGCATCTATAGCGGCGCCTACACTGCTCGCGTCTCCGCTGTGGGCGTAAGCGGCAACGCGTCGCTGTGGGCGTACTCTGCGCCGACGCCGCTGCAAGGCAAAATCGGGTCGCCGCCGGCGGTAACCTCGATCACCACCGAAAGCCTGCTGTTCGGCATAGGCGTGCACTGGACTTTCCCGCCAGGCGCGGAAGACACCCAGCGCACCGAGCTTTGGTACAGCCAGGGTACCGACGTCACCGCGGCGACCAAGCTTTCCGATCTGGCGTACCCGCAAAGCGACTACGTGCTGCAGAACCTGCGCGCGGGCGCTGCTTTCTTCTTCTGGGCGCGGCTGGTGGATCGCACCGGCAACATCGGTCCGTTCTACCCGGCCGGCATGGGCGTGCGTGGAGAAGCAAGCAGCGATGCTGGCGCTATCCTCGACCAGATCGCTGGCCAAGTCGGTGAATCCGCTTTAGGCAAGGAGCTCGCCGCTGAGATTGAACTGATCACCGGCAACGGGCCAGGTTCGGTGAACGAACGCCTGGACGAAGCTAAGGCTTTGGCTGATGAAGCGCGCGCACGCTTGGGTCAGCAGATCGCCGCTGTCGATACCGAACTGGAAGGAGTAAAGAACGAGCTGCAGGGGCAGATCGATGCAATCGCCGATCTCGCCGATTCGATGCCGTACAAGCCTGACCAGACCTATGCTGCCGGCCAGGGCGTCCTTGGTGCTGATGGTGTTATCTACCAAGCCGTCAAGGATGTGCCGGTCAAGACGCCGCCGCCCAACACGACGTACTGGCTGAACGTTGGTCAGGCGGTCGTCACTGCGAACGGCCTCGCTGCGCGCGTACAGACTGTAGAGACGAAGGTTACTTCGGTTGAAGGGGTGAACGCCTCCCAGGCGCAGCAGATCACCGGGCTGCGCACGGACCTGGACGGCAAGGCGTCGGCGAGCAGTGTGCAGAGCATCGGCAACCGGGTGACCACTGCCGAGAACTCGATCAGCAGCCAAGGCTCGGCTTTGACCGGCTTGAACAACAGCCTCAACACCACGAACACCAACGTCAGCACTGCTCAGACCGCCGCAAACAACGCGGCCACGCTGGCCGGTAGCAAAGGCAAGGTGCTGGTGCAGACGGCGGCGCCGGCTGCGGCGGACCAGCTGGCGCAGAACCTATGGATTGATATCGCCAACGGCGCCAACACGCCTAAGCGCTGGACGGGCTCGGCCTGGGTGGCAGTTACGGACAAGGTGGCGACGGATGCGGCGACAGCTGCGGCCAACGCACTGACCCAGGTGCAAACCAAAGCCGACGCTAGCGCTGTTACGGCATTGAGTAACCGTGTCACCGCAACGGAAACTTCTATCACCTCGGTGAGCAACAACGTCACCAGCTTGAGCAATAACCTGTCGAATGCCGGGGGTGAGAACCTCGCATACAACCCGGACTTCAACAAGGCAGCTGGAGTTGCTAACGACCTTCCCGATGGGTACTTGGCCGATGGTCCAGGATCACCGGGGGCGTCAACCGGGGTTTTTGCTCTGGTACCTTCTTTCATGAACTCCGGTGAAAAGGCTCAGAGGATTACTGTCACCGGGATTAACGAGAGTGCGCTTTATCGATCCATCCGTAACGCCCAGAACCGTTTGCCTAAGATCATTGCGGGCCAGCCTATCTGTGATTCGATCTATGTAAAAGGAACTGCGGGGCTGGGTTTCCGCATATTCATTCAACAGGTGAACGCGGCAGGTGCCACCCTAACTACCACCAACACCATCATGTATTACTTGACGGGAGAAGTTCAGCGCATTGCCTTGGCTGTTCCGAACCCCGTAGCAAATGCGGTGTCCATTGCAGCCTTCTACCGGGTCTACGGCAGTGCTACCGTCACGGATGGCTACATCGACATGGCTCGGCCTCAAGTTGAATATGGAACCGTACCTACGGGCTGGAGCAATAGCGGGCAAGTGGATGCCTCCAACTTGTTGGCAACATCCGAAGCTTTGTCCTCCCTGACCAGTCGTGTGGATCAGCAGGGGGCTACCCTTACATCCACCAGTAGCAATTTGGTCAGCCTGTCTAACACGGTAACGGGTATTCAGGCGGGAATGGGGGCTTACGGGATTGACCCGGCAACCGGGGGTCTTTGGAACTTTGATTCAAGTTCTGAGGGATGGACCTCCAATAACTCCACACTGAGCATGCCCTCGGCGGGGATGTTGCGCCAAACCTCGACTTCTGGAGATCCCAGCATTCAGATCGGGGGGTTGAATATCGATGGTCGTTTGTATAGCCGGGTAAGAGCCTCTATTACTCGACGTGCGGGCACCGTGGCATCGGATTGGGACGGTAGGGTTTACTACGCTACTTCAGGCCACGGGTTTACCGATGGCTACATGAAAGTTCTCCCCAATCCCAACTTGGCTGTGGGAGAATCTCGGGTTATAGAGTTTGATATGGCTTCTCTGACTGCGGGGGGTAGTGACTGGATAACCAGCACGATCACGAACCTGAGGTTGGACATCGGACTGAGCAATGCCGGTATTTGGGATTTCGATTGGATTGTGGTGGGACGTGTGGGTCCATCAGCTTCCAGTAAGGCTTTGGATGCTTTGACTTCCACAGTCACGACCCAGGGAAATACGCTCACCAGCGTGTCGGGCCGTACCACTTCACTTGAGAATGCCGTGAACAGCACCACCAATGGCCTTGCTACTAAGGCTAGCGCAAGTGCGGTTAACGATCTTTCAAACCGGGTAACCTCCGCTGAGGGGGTATTGACCAGTAACAGTTCTGACATCACGTCGTTGAAGAACAGCATTGGCTCTGTGGGGTCGTTTGTAGCCGGTTTGTCTTTCGAGTTTTTGAACTCTAACCAAGGGTGGATTCCTCAAACGTCCGGGGCCACGATGACCCCCGGCCCGATGTTCTCCACCATTAGCAAATACACCACCGTACAGCGAAACGGGTTGTCTTTCTCTGGATCTGAAAATCCATACGTTCGGATTCGCATGAGGAGGAGAGGTACTACTCGTAACTCGGGTTCGATGTATTGGGCCAACGAGGACGGGGGGTTGGCTGAAGCTCGTCGAGCAAACTTCACCGTTAACATTGTGAGTGAAGATTGGCAGGACATCGAGATAGACTTGACCGCCAACACGGGATGGGTCGGGAAAACCATTACGGCTATCCGGTTGGACCTTATGGTTTCTGCGGATACCACCGGGTCGATGGATTGGAGTTATGTTGCAGCGGGTCGCAGAGCGGCGGCAGCATCGGCTCAGGCGTTTGCGGGGCTGACCACGACGGTTACTCAGCAGGGGAACACTCAAACCGCCCAAGCTACTCAGATAACCAACCTCAACACCACTGTGGGGAACGTGAGTGCAGGATTGACCAACGAGACCACCGCACGCACCAACGCCGACAATGCTATGACCAAACGAGTTGATACTCTGAGCTCGTATGTGGGGGATGTGGCCGCAGTTCTTCAAAATGAAACCACAGCCCGTAGTAACAGTGACCAAGCATTGGGTCAACGGATTGACACCACCCAAGCTTCTGTTGGTAACTTGAGTGCATCGGTTCAACAAACTACTACAGCTGTTAGCCAGCTTAATGGGAACCTGAACGCTCAATACAGCGTGAAGGTGATGTTGCGTCAAAACGGTGAAGCAGTTGTGGCGGGCTTTGGTTTGGGATTGTCCAACCAGGATGGTGTAAACCAATCTCAATTCATCGTAAGCGCGGATCGGTTCGCGGTATTGAATGCCAACCTCAGTGGTAGCGGAGTTTTGAAGTCACCCTTTGCGGTAGTAGGGGGTCAGGTGTTTATCGATGATGCGTTTATTCGGCAAGCAACCATTCAAAACCTGCTGGTTTCCGCTGACATCAATTCCGCCTTGACCACAAACTGGGGAGGGGGCTTGCCGGTCATGCAGTTGATTACTCGGGATGCTCAAATCATCCTACGCCACCAGACGCGGGCCAATACTTACACCCATCAGAACGTCAATGGGATGCAGGTTATCGTTGATGGTGTTTTAAGGGTTAGGATGGGAGTTTGGTGACATGGCTTACGGACTGCAGTGCTTCGATGCCCAAGGGCGTATAATCCTTGATATCACCGACTCCATATCTAAGGTTATTGGTGTTGTGCAGACGCAGGCTAACGTAGCTGGGTCTCTCCAAGTTCCCGACTTCGCCGGGGGTACCCGAGTTTTTGTGAGCCGAAGAGCAACACCCCCCTCGGGGCCTTTTCCAGCCCAGGGTAAACGTTGCGAGGTTACAGTTAACGGGCGGACCATTTCCTGGACTGCGGGCCGTGGTCCAGTGGTATTTACTTATGGAGTGTATTAATGCCAGAAGGTCTGCAGGTATTCAACGATAGCGGGTTTATCCAGATAGATGCCAACTACCTAAACCTTGAACTTAAACAGAGGGGATCCTTCAACTTGGCCGGGTCCAATACGGCCAATGGGGGTTCCACCTCTTCGGGTTTGTCTGTTACCGTTAACGGTGAGTCCCCCGTGATAGCCATCCAGAGTACGACTTTCTGTTGTGCTTACCCGTTGTCGCAGAATGGAAACAGCTTCACGTTTTATATCTACAACGGGGACAACCAGGCATGTTCGGGAGAGTATTTTGTTTTCGACAACTCCAGCGCCGATCAAGCTAGCGATTCAGGTTTTCAAGTGTTTAACCCTCAAGGACGCTTAGTGTTTGATGCTGGTAAGAAATATCTGAGAGTTTTGGACTACTGGCAAGTTGACGACAACCCAGGGGAAAGTATTTCGAGGGATTATCCTGGCAAGTCGGTGGCTGTGGTGATGTGCGACTTTGGCTATCGGTACGTCGTTGCTCCCTCGCCAGCCGATCCGACAAATCCGAACTATGCATTTTTGCAAAGCTGGCTTAATTGCAGCAAGACACAGGGAAGCAAGCTGCTTATTGGTGATAGAGCCACCTACACAAACGCGTTCGCCCAGAAAGATCCCGGTATGGTAACTACATCCGAGTATCCGTCGCGCTGGCTGGTCGTCGATGTAACTAATTACTGAACATCAGAAAATCTATCCACTCGTATAACACCGAAAAAACGGAGATACACCATGCCTTACATCGTCATCAACGGTGCGAACTCGTTCGACCCCAATAACCAAACTGAATTCGCTACTGAGGCCGCGGCGGACGCCAAGGCACGCGAGATCCTCCAGTCTTTCCCGCAGTCGTCTATACGGACCGCGCAGTTGCTCAACAGCTACAGTGCCAAGGTGACGATCAGCACTAAGGCCGTGCCGGAGCCTTCGCCGGCCGAAGCTGAATCGCCGGCTACTGAGTAAAACACCCCACTCCATATGCCCGCCTTGAGCGGGTTTTTTTCGTCTGGAGAAAAGCATGAAGACCTCAACGAAGGGCGTCGCCCTGATCAAATCCGCCGAAGGGCTGCGGCTCAAGGCCTACCCCGACCCCGGCACCGGCGGGTTGCCTTGGACGATCGGTTACGGCAGCACGTCGGGCGTCACCCGGAACATGGTCATTACCGAAGCCCAGGCCGAGCAGATGCTGGCCGTTGACCTGGTGCGGTTCGAGCGCATCGTGGAGCGCGCGGTACGCGTGCCGGTCACCCAGGGCCAGTTCGATGCACTGGTGTCGTTCACCTACAACGTCGGGGAGGGCAATTTCACCAAGTCGATGCTGCTGCGCAAGCTGAATGCCGGTGATACCGCCGGTTCCGCTGAGCAGTTCTCCCGCTGGGTCAACGCTGGCGGCAAGGTGCTGCCGGGCCTGGTCAAGCGCCGCGCCGCCGAGCGATCCCTGTTCCTAGTATCGCGTGACCTGGCCAACAATCCTGCGCTCCACTGCGCTGCTTTCCAAAGGTGACCACCGTGGCTGCATACACCGCTCAAAACGTTTTCCCTTCGCGTCTATCCAACTCGCCAGTCGTGATAACTGCTGCAATCAACTCGGGCACCGTTGTTGTCGAGAAAGCTGCTGGCGATATTTGGGTGCCTGCCTTTACGTTCACTGAAACCGGATGCCAGGCGTTGTGGCTAGGGCGCGGTCGCTTTCGTGTCACCCCGACTGGCAACGCTGTTTATGAGACCGATGAGCTATGACTGTCACGGCGGGTAATGGAGTGATTGCGGGGGCCGGACTCAAGTCCTTGATACAAGGCATCATCGCCAGCAGCGGAGATCGCCGAGGGCTGCAGCTGATCCAGAACTACAAGTTCGCCATCGACTTAGCCGGATGGTCGGCTGATCCTGCCTATGCCCGAAAGACCGAGACAGGGTTCAACGGCGGCGACCCGTTTGTTGAATACAACGGCGTGTCAGGCAATTTCGACAACTTCACCACTTCGAACGACGCCAGCTCGGGGATGCTTGTTGAGCCGTCCACGACCTACACCATCAGCGGGACCAGAACCGCCAGCTTCACCGGGAACTACCCACAGGTACAGATCAATACCGGCGCAGATGACGGCGCCGGCCACGCCTTTCCGGGCACGACCCTAGGGTCTATGCGATTCACGGCAGCTGCGGCCGAAACTCGTTGGTCACTGCAGTTCACCACCGGCGCCGATACGAAAAGGGTCTGGATCCGATTCCAGGGCCTGGGTGGTGTCGGCAGGTTGAGACTGATGAAGCTCAACCTAACGAAGGATGCCACCGTCCAGCCATACCGAGATTATTTCCAAAATGGGAAGTGATGAAATCACCATGCTCAGAGGTGTCGCATGCCGCTTGCGCAAAGACTAATGGGGTACGGAGTTATCGCGCTGTTGCTGGTAGGCCTTTGCGGCGCTGCGCTGTACGCCGCCTACAGCCACGGCGTGACGGTGACCAATGCCGCGCGGGACGCCGAATGGTCGCAGGCCGTGGCCACCCAGAAGACCGAACTAGCGAATGCGGTGCAGGCCGCTCGCACCGAAGAACAACGCCTCCAGCGCGAGGCCAACCAGGTAGGAATCGATGCGAGAGAAAAGAACGCTGCTGCTGATGCTGATGGCCGCGGCCTTGACGCTGCTGGCGACCGGCTGTACGTCCAGGCCGGAAAGCTTGCCGCCAGCGTCGGCGCCTGCTCCAGTGATACCGGCGCTGCCGAGCGAGGCGCGTCAGCTACCCGCGCCGCCTTGGTGCTCTCCCAACTGCTCGAGCGCGCTGATGCGAGAGCGGGAGAACTGGCAAAGGCTTATGACCGAGCCCGAATAGCGGGGCAGGCCTGCGAGCGGGCCTACGATATAGTCAGCGGCGGGCGGTAGAGCGATCTAACCAGCACCGCTCGTGTGCTCCACTATCCAGAGAAGATCGCGCCACGGAAAGCGGCTTTGGCCGCCCCTCAGTGTGCACAATGGGGTATGCATGAACGGCTTGCCCGAATCTCGAAGCTGTTGATAGCCTTCACAGGTCCTGCAGCGAATGTGTGGAATGGGTTCATCGTGCACGGCCCATAACTTGGACCAAGTATCTAGATCACTGATCTGCGGTGTCAGGTTCAGCCAGTCCAGCGTGTCCATACGCACCTCCGTTGTCGTGGCGCAAGCATAGTAGGCTTTGCCGGTCTTGGGTCGGTAATTGCGCAGGTGCTGCTGGCTGCTGATCTAGTGCCGCCAATGTTTCGCGGAAAGGGTAGGGGCTCTCGGCTGACTGCCGCGCTGCCATCTGCATCCCCCGCATCCGATTGCCGAGCGCTGATAGCTCGACGTGGGCGGCGGAGAGGTCGCGCTTGTACGACGCCAGCAGATGCAGCGCCTGGTCGCGCTCGCGCGCAGTGACTGCGTGGATGTCGACCAGCTTCAGGATATTCGCCCGGGCTTGGCGCAGGTCGGCGGCCACCTGCTCATACTCAGCCTGGACCAGTTCGGCCTGCTGCTTCCATATCTGGGCTTCGGTGGGTATGCCAAGGCATCCGAACTCTTCGTCTTCGATTTCCATACTGCTGCTCGCCAATACTGTATGCGCGTACAGTAGTCGAGGTGAGTCTGATTCCTCAAGGGTGGATCGATAGGTGGTGCAGGGAAGGGGTGTTGA